TCACTCTGCCAGCCAGATATCGACATACTTTTTCACTGCAGCAGAAACCGGTTTAACAAAGGCTTTAGAGGTCTTGCCAGCTGGCACATTAAGGTAGCAAAGGGTCCCGGCAGGAATGGTACTGCCGTCGTCCCGGTTAATATCTTCCGATTGTGGAATGATGCAGCCTGCGGTCAGGCGCATCAGCTCATTCTGGCGAAGCACTGCATACGTAGCCAGTTCATACAGTTTCCATCCGGCCCGTGCCAGGTGCGTCAGCCGGAGGTGACGAAAAGTATGCGTGGTGATGTCTGGCTGATCAGCCTCTGTCGCCCATTTCCGCACGGTTTTACTCCAGCTCCAGAACGAGAGCGGAGCGCCGTAATTACGGTCAGAGGCGGAACGGAACAGAGCACCGCCTGACCAGCCTGCCAGCCGTAGCTGTTGGAAATGATTTGCCAGTACCCGCGCAACGTCAGCGCTGTAGCAGACCATTCTTTCCCGTCTGTTTTTCGTCGTCTCTGCGCGGATGCGTATCAGGCGGTGAGCCAGATCAATGTCCTCAAGCCTCAGAGCCGTCACTTCCGTGCGCTGGAGCGCGCCATAATACGCCAGAGCAAGCATCAGCCGGTCACGTAGGGACGCGGCAGAAACGTGTTTCAGGAACCTGAGCCACTGCCCGTCATCGGGAATAACGGGGAGGCGGGTGATACGTGGGATCAGGCCTCGCCCGGTATAAATGGCACCAGGCAAACCCGAACGGGGTAACGGGTTGAGACTGCAAATATCCTGGTAAATCAGAAAGTCATACCAGAGGCGAAGAGCTGAAATGCGCAACTGGAGCGTGGCGCTGGCAACGGCTGACGGCATATCAGGGAGCTGAGGGCAGATATATACTGCAATGTCTTCAAAGAAAGCCCTTTCAGGAGCAATATCGTGTATTTCACAGAAGGCAAAAAAATGCGTCAGGGCACTTCGATAGGCCTTACCTTAATAGTTGAGCTGGCTCTTCCTAAATTCGAAGGAATTTTAAGCCACTGCCCGGCCAGCAGCAAAGCCGAAGTGGAATGTGTTTTCGTGTTCACGGCCTTCCCCTTTCAGTTCAGGACAACTGGCTAAAGTTTATACCGCAAATGTTGCATTCCACTTAACTTACTAAAGCTCATAGTTGCTGGAAAAGGCAATGATCCGCTGCGGAAACGGCATCTCGCGCAGCTGGAACCAGGGCATGCCCATTTTTATGCCAAGCGCTTTTGCTTCGCGGCTGCGCGCTATCACACAGCCGTCGTTATTCGAGAGCGCCACAATGGGCTGACCGGCCAGATCCGGACGGAATGCCGTCTCGCAACTCGTGTAGAACGAGTTCATATCAACCAGCGCGAACATTGCGGTGCAGGGTATTTATCACGCAAATGACAACGCCGACGATTTCGAGGTCGTCGGCGTCATAAACAGCTATAGGCGGGTAAGCCGGGTTCTCGGCACGTAGCTGCGCCACAGGGTACGTCACCAGCCTTTTAACAGTGAACTCCCCGCCGATATTGGCGACGACGATGTCGTTGTGTCTCGCGTGCAGGCTGAAGTCCACCAGCAAAAGGGAACCGTCGAGAATACCGGCATCGCGCATCGAGTCGCCGGCGACCCGCAGAACATAGGTGGATGAAGGATGTGCAATAAGGTGGGAAACGAGGTCAATGCCACTGTCGATATAATCGGCGGCGGGACTCGGAAAGCCTGCTGAAATCAGGTCTGCATAGAATGGGATGTTGACTGGCGTAACCGGCCAGACGAGGGGGTGTATTTTCATTATGTACCTCCTGTAAAATATACTGTGTATTTATACAGTAGTTTCAAGGGGTAACGAAATCAAGACGCAGCGGCCTATTAATCGTAACGGCAGGTAATATTTTTTATAAGCAGAGCAGCCCATACGGGCCACTATGCCTTATCATTTTCCACTGACCGATTCGCTTTCAGAACCTTCTTTGGTGGCGCTTCCCGCAGCAATGAGGCTGGAAACTGACGCCTGCAGCCGGGCCTGTTCCATTTCAAGCGCAGCAATACGTGCCTTGTTGTCCTCATCACGCTGGCGCAGCGCTTTTATTGCAGCCAGAGCGTCAAGTAACATCGGCGTCTGGTCCAACACCATGTTTTCGCCAACATCCTTCACGTATTCCTTGTCAATCTGCATAATCTGCTGGGCGATAACGCCACGGCGCGCCGACCGTTCAGGTTCATCCCACTTGTAACGAAAAAGCTTAAACTCCATGCGGTTGATGTTATCCAGACCGGCCTCAACGTTAAAATTCCCTTTAACATCTTTCAGACGCTCATCGGAAACAGCCGCCATCGTGAACTCGCGCCAGGGTTGCCAAACTCCGCCGCTATCGCCATTTTGAGAGCGCGCAAAGTAGCGAGATGCAGATGCGTAGTTTCCAGTAAACTGGATGGCATAAGCCGGGTATTTAGTGTTAGAGAAAGTCAGGCAAGTACCGGTTGACCCTGGGCTGTTTGGCACGCCGTTGTAACCGAAACCTACATGATTAGCTTGAATGTCATTCCAGTTATTAACCGTCGCGTTTGGCCCGCCAGCGGTGTTTGCAATATCCCCGTGATTGGTGAAAACTGTTTTCCATCCAGCAGGGCCGCCACTTTCAAAACTTGACTGATCAGCAATGTATCGGCGGAAAAAGATTCCGCCAGTTCCCTGGTAATTTGAATAAAATTGAGTGCATCCGTTTGCATTACCAGCACCATTAGGCATTACCAAAAGAGACCCCGCCTTTCCATCAGGATAACCATTTGCCAAACTTGCTTCGGCGTTCCTGTTTTGCATGTAAAAGCCAGGACGTTTTAAATAATCCTCAACACTGATTGACCCGCTAACAGGCGATAAAGGGCCGTGTGGAACTTGAAAGTTATCCCACGTCGCCGAAATATCAGTCGGCTTAAACGTTGGCGCTGTCACCTCCCCGCTTTCCGAAAACTGCGCCGCAACGCTTGGGTTGCCGCTACCGGCGCGAATAGTCGCACGAACAACACCATCCGAACCTTTTTCCGCGTAGAATTGAGCCTCAAAGGCTTCCGATTCAGCGATTTTTGCTACAGACCTGGCAAAGCCGCCCGTCGCAACGAAACCAGCGCCCGGATCTGATGCGTAGGCGTTGATGACGTTAAAGTTAGTATTGGCCGCAACAAAATTGCCGTTGGCGCGGATTATCCAGATACCGACAACGTTTTTCGGCTGAACTTCACTGGCGCGACCATAAACAGAATTAGAACGGCTGGCATCAAATCGCATAATTTCGGGAATCGATGACGTCGAGCCAGTCTGGAGATCCGCAAGCGCGCTGCCTTTAGGATCTTGATCATAATAGAACGAGCCAACATGACCCCATGTGTTGCGGCCACCACCGTTAATATTCCTGATGTTGTAAGCGCCAGCAATGTTAGGTAATCCGTCCTGCGCAACATCACCGGGATTCCCCTGCGAGCCTGTTCCGCTGCCGCGAAGGAATGGCGCAGCGATGCTGCCACTCTGAACGCCGTTCAAATCCGGCATGCGGAAAGTGGTTGAGCCGTCGCCGGTAGAGTAACGACCACGCCTGGCCGGATCGGCAAGCCATGCAGAATCAGTTATCGACGGCAGAATTCCAGAGTTGATAGCAGCCCACAAATCAGGATAATCGCTACGTTTAAGAACTTGCCCGTCACCAGACTGATAGCCAGATGGCAAGGACGCTCGTGATCCGTTAAACCAGTCCACGGCACCGATAAAATCATTCATCACGCCATTCATGTTGGCACTGCTTCCGCCACCAGATGAGGCTTTAAGCTGACGCAGAGTCACCGCATCGCCATCGGATACCGCATCAGCACTCAGCGGCAGCGGTTTACCGTTCAGAAGGTTTTTTAACCCCTTTGCCTTGTCAGCTACATCGGACAGGTTTGCATCTTTCGTCAGGACTTTTTCTGCGTCAAATTTATCGGCCAGCAGCTCTGCGCGATCTGCCTGGCTACGTGCATCGGTGGCCGCCTGGCTGGCAGCGTTTGCTGAATTCGTCGCATCACTGGCGCTGGTGGCTGCACTGGTGGCGCTTTTCGTGGCGGCAGCGCTGGCGCTTTCCGCTGCTTTCTGTGCAGTTGCCGCACTGGTGGCTGCGCTTTGTGCGCCGGTTCGGGCGGTTTCGGCTGCTTTCCTGTCGGCGCTTACGCTGGTTTGCGCCGTCTTCAGGTCATTAACGATTTGCTGAAGCCGGTCAGGATCAAGGTCTTCCAGAAGGTTAACGATAAACGGCCAACTGGGTCCGTTAAACGCCCTGCCGTCCGGCAGGGAAACCGTGATATTGTTGCCTGCGGAGAATACCTGCTGCCAGTTAGCTTTGTCATGGTTCAGACCGCGTAATGCCTCGGTCACCTGATTCACAACTTCCATCGTAATCTGGCTCATGGTGCCGCGCGGTACCGCCGACCACGCCAGCCCCGTGGCGTCCGGTCCGGTATATGTTTTAGTGAGCGTCAGTGCCGTGTCGCTGCTCACTGTTTTAACGGCCAGAGTATAGACTACCTGACCTGCTGTAAAAACGATGTAATCACCGGCAACCAGTTCGCCGGTAAATGTAGTGCCGTCGCCGTTTATGGTCGTTGCGCCGTTATTGATGCTGATAGTGCCTTTAGCCATCAGGCCTGCTCCTTAAAATGAAAAACCCGCCGAAGCGGGTCTTGTATGAGTCTTAAAGGGTGGAGAATACGGCGTAAGGAAGCCTGAACCCACGGGAGTAAAGCGGGGTATCCCTGTAGTTCCTGCCGTTCTGGTTGATGTAGCGCATGATGACCGAGCCGGAGAGCTGTTTAATAACGATGCCGTTTTTTGCTCCCACACCTTCCTGATCCTCAGACAATGCGCCTGGCATGATTTCCAGCAGATAATAAGGCGTGCCAGGTACCGCAGCTGAAAACGTATTATTCTGCAGGTCGAAGCCTGCCGGAATGGTGATAAAACCCAGCACACGGGGCATTCTGGCCGCAGACCTCGCTGACCAGATAAGCTCCCCGGCTGAATTAAACACATCAAGGTATCCGCTTTGCCAGGCAATATCGGTCTTGGTTTTGGCAATAACAGCAGCACCGGGCAGAAAGTACTGCGCGCCCGGCAGGCCCCAGCCATTCACGTTCAGCCTGAACCATGACAACTGCCCGGGCGCAAACAGGGTGCTATCAAGGACCCACCCCAGTTGTTTAAGGTTACCGAACCCCGGAATATCCATATCAAAATCACCGACCGAATCGGTTCTCACTGCTGCCGATGAAGACAGCAAAGGCGCGCGGTAATCGCTGTTAATGGTCAGCGCACCGGCTGAGTTTCTGACTTCAAATCCGCTCATAGGAAGCTGTAGAGATCCACGGTTATGGTGTCTGCGTAACTGGTGCCCGGCACAAAAAACAGCGTAAATCCGCCGTCATAACATGACGTGCTCCAGATCCGGGTAACACCGGTGAGTTTGACAATAGCGGCAAAAGAGCCGGCGGCCGTCAGGCCTGCATAAGGAACGTTCATCTGTGTGATATTCCCTGGCGCGTTGACGACGGTCCGGCCAAGATAACGCACCATATAGTCACCGAGGTCCACCACCAGTTGCCCGTTTTCATCCCAGCACTGTAATCCTGACATCAGAAAAGCCCCATCCGGATACGCAGTACATTGTTGGCATCCCAGATCTGGACCAGCGTGTTGCTGATAAGCATCCTGCCACCTCCGCCTACGCCGTTAATCTCAAAGTTTCCGGCCTTGTCCAGTCGCCAGCCTGCGCGGCCTGCCACATAGTTCGTTGACTGAATGAATGCGCCGATTTTGGCACTGGTGATGGTGCCGTCCTGGATAAAGGCCGAGTTCATAAACACCTGCCCGTTTACCACCGCAAACGGCGAATAACGGTTGTTTTCGCTGCCGCTCATTACCACAAACTGATTCGCATTCACCGCAAAGCGGGTATCGACAGCGGTGCCGTTAATGGTGACCGCCACTGACAGACCGGCGTCATAATACTGCCCCTTATACTGCACGCCGGTTTTCATGGTGTAGATGGCAGAGCCGCCACTGGCATCAACATACGCATCCATTTTGCCTTCTACCGCGGCAGCCACATTGTCAAACCGCGCCACCACCGTGTCGTTTATCTCGCTGATGGCCGATGCGTTATCCGCAGTGGCTTTCTCAAGACGACTGGCGGTGGCGTCGAAATCATTAAATTTCGCGTTTACCGCCGTCTCAAGCGCCGCTACGGACTTACCGGCATCGGCGGCCAGTGTCTGCGCCTGAACAATGCCGGCGCGGTTTTCGCCGTACTGCTTCCACTGCTGGTTGACTGTGTCATGGCTGCTAAGTGCGTTCTGCAGAATGGCTTCGGGGTCGAGCGTGATTTCGCTGAGCAGCGCCTCACCGTCTTCCTTCGTCATGAAATCACCCGCAATATCGCCCAGGTAATCCTCTGCATTGTCGTTCGCCATGCCGCGTGCCCAGCCCGTCCATGCCGAGGGGTTCCCGATACGGTCCACCAGTCGCGCGCGGTACCAGAAGATCTGCCCCGCACGCAGGCCAAGCTGCGTGTAACTGTGCGCCGGATACGGCACATCCGAGAGCAGCAACGCGTCGCTGCCGTCGGTCGCGGCGGCATACTGAATTTCGGTCATCAGCGTGTCGTCAGCACCGTCAGGGAAGTTCCAGTCGAGCTGGATGCCCCAGTTGATCGGCGTGGTGCGGAAGTTCAGTGGTGCCAGCGGCTGCCCCACCTTGCCGGTCAGTGTCACTTCCACGCTGGTCTGCCAGACCGAGGCGACATCGCTGGCATTCACAGCGCTGACGCGCGCCATATACCGCCCGGCATAAATGCCCTGCACCTCAAAGCCAAGCGAGCTTGTGCGCGGCACATTTACCCAGTCGCCGCTATCCTTGCGCCACTGACATTCATACGCCACGGCGCCGGGAGCAGCAGGCCAGGCGACACGCAGGGTTTCCACGCTGAGGCCCTGCACCACGCGGCTGTAACTGCTGAGGGTCACGGAGGCCGGCGGCGCCTGAACGCCCGGCGGAATAGCTGATACCGGACGCTCATCGAGCCGCGCGCCGGAATCGATGGCGGCATATTTATCCGGGTTGTGCTGCACCGCGCTGATGGTCCAGGTGCCGTCGTTGTTGTCTTCGACAGACGTGACGCGGTACTGCTGGATCGAGACATCCTGCGCATCCACCGACCAGACCGCCTCACGCTCCGGCGTTTCGCTGAATGCCGCAGACACCGTGACGTTTCGGCCGCTGACCGCCTGAAGGGTACGGGCCTGTGATTTACCGGACGGCAGGTTGACGATTAGTCTGTCGCCTGCTTTTGCATCCGGCGTCCGGTCGAGCGTCAGCACACGACCGTTCACCTGACTGATGCGCCCGCCCATTACCCGCCCGGACAGATACTGATCCGCCACGCCGATGATATGGCCCGGCAACGGGATCATGCCTTCCAGCCCGGTGGCGAAACTCACCATCCGGTCTTTAGCATTTGTCAGCAGCGCCCAGCGGCCGCGACGGTTGGCCTCGGTGCGCCGTGTGCAGCCTATGGCGGAGATCTGCGTCTGGCGCACGCCGTAGCGCCGCACCAGATCAGGCTCCATCACCGCCTCCACTTCATCGGTGTAATGGTTCTCCGGATTTGACCAGCTCACCATCGCCGTTGAATAGCGGTTCTTCTCGCTGCCGCTGGCGTAGGAGAATTTGCCGTCGATGACGTTGGCGCGGGTGTAGACATACGTCATGTCGCGCGGCATGTCCGCCAGCGCGGCCAGCTGATTACCGGCCCAGTATGTCATGCCGCGAAAGATGCTCGCCAGGTCGCGCAGCACCGTAAACGCCTCGTTCTGGCTCTGGATATACACGTCGCAGAGAAAACGTGGCTCGGTACCGTTGCCGCCGGTACCGTCCGGCACGGGCTGATCGCAGTACTGCGCAATGCGGTAGAGTTTCCACTTGTCCACCTGCGTCGCGTCCAGCCGGTCGCCGGTACCGAAGCGGTCACTCAGTACCAGGTCGTAAAACACCCAGGCGGGATTGTTGCTCCAGGCCCATTTAAACGAGCCGTCCCAGGTGCCGGAATAGGTGCGTGCCTCCGGATCGTATGTCGTGGGCACACGGATTTGACGCCCGCGGGCGCGTACGCTGATTTGCGGGATATTGCTGAACTGCTTCGCGTTGAATGACACAAACAGCAGTGCGGTGTTCGGGTAGCGCAGCTTTGCATCGATGATTTCGGAATACGCTTCGATGTTCGTCGTATCCACGATGCGGCTGGAGGTGCTGTCCGCCGTCGTCCGGCTCACACGAAGCTGCCAGCCGGTCCGGGCAGGCGGAAGGTCAATGCGATGGCTGCGCTCATACAGGGAGGTGGTTTTACCGTCGAATGCACCGTTCAGCACCGTGACATACCCGCCGCCGTCTGTGGACAGCTCAATTTTGTATTCGACGCGGTAGCCCACCACATCCCCGTTGTCCTTCATGCGCTGCAGTGAAGGCACACCGAGACGCACCCGGACCGCAGAGAGCTGCGTGTTGCTGATGGCACGCGTCCACGGCTGTGTGGCTTTAAGCTGAGTGTTAACGGTGATTTCATTTTCCACCGACGGTATGCCGGGAATGTAATCCTGCGTCTGGGTACCCGGACGAAATTCCCATTTCACATCGGGAAAATTAAGCGTACCGTCAGCGCTGCGGATCGGGGTACCGTCGAGGAAAATATCTTTATCCGTCAGGCCGCCGGCGAACTCCCCCTCGCCCAGCGCCAGCAGTATTTTGGCCGTCGCAATCGACTGTAATGAATCAGGAGACTCCCGCGGTGTGCGTGAATTACCACCGCCACCCTTTTTACCGGTTATTTTTTCCATACCGCGCCCATAAAAAAAGCGCCCGCAGGCGCTGTTATCAGACCGGTTTTCACTGGTCGTTGGTGTAGATGCCGGCGGAAACAATCGCACCGCCTATTTCGCGCTCGCCATACAGGAGCCCGACGGGGTTACCCATTGCCGTGGTATTCACGGGCCCGCCGAACGCATAGCTCGGCGCGTTATCGGGGTCCTGACGCGATGCCAGCCCGCCGGGCTGGGGTGACAGCATCTGCACCACGCCGCCAATCATCATCGAACCGCCCATAAGGCCAATGCTCATCGCCGTGCTGCCTGCGATGGCGCCGATACCCACGGGGCCAAGAGCAAGCGCTCCCACCACCAGCACGGCACCAAGAATGGTCTGCAGCACACCGCCACGTTTGCTTCCGGCAATCACCGGCGCGATGCGGATATCCTCTTCGCCGCTGTTATGTTTCAGCTCGTCCTGGCCGATGTTCTTTTTTCCCTTAAACACAGCAAAGCGCAGGCCGCGCAGGTGCGCCGTCTGCATGTACTGCTCAAAACCCGGAAGAATGACCGACAGCGCGTGACAGGCTTCTGCGGGGCTGGTAATCACCAGCCGGTGCTCGCGACCGAACCGCGCGCCAAGCATGCCGTACAGCCTCACCGTTTTAAGTTCATTCATGGCAGGTCCTTGTGTCTGACAATTTTAATCGTGCGATCGCGCAGATAGCCGCCATACGGCGTGGTGCAGGAGAGCTGGCCGTACAGGTGGTGCAGCAGCTGGTTACCTTCCAGCAGAATACCGGCATGATTCACCACCGGCGCGGACACCTGCATCAGCACCATGTCGCCGGCGCGCGGCTCCGTGACCTCGCGAAATCCCTCGGCATACCAGTTATCCATATAGAGATTTTCTCCTCGCTCCCACCACGGATAATCCACGCTGTAGTTGCGAAGCGTCACGCCCTGCCGGCGGTGCCAGTCCATCACCAGCGACCAGCAGTCGGCATAACCCAGTTCAAAGGCGCGCCCTTCCAGCGGCCGTTCCCCGCGTGGCGCAATGGTGCGCAGGTCGCCTTCCGGCCACGAGACGATTACCCAGGGGATGCCGTGGGCGTCGCACTGCAGCTGGTCGAGTTCGCTCGGCTGGGTGGTGGCGCCGTCGCCCGGGTGGGAATGCACAATGGCGGTGACGGTGCCCCAGTCTTCCGCCGCCGCGTAATCCTCCGGCGACAGCTCAAACTGCTCCTCCGGCGCGCCGGTGATGTTCCGGCACGGGAAATACCGCTCGACGCGGCTTTTCTGCGCCACCACGCCGCAGCACTCGCGCGGGTATTCCGCCGCAGCATGAGCCAGGATACCGGCAATGGTTTTATCGCGCATGATTACCTCCGGATCAGGCTGGCCCCCGGAAAGCCGCCGAAATCGAGCCGGGCAGCCGGGCCAAAGCGTTTTTTACAGTCGGTCAGCAGGCCCGAGCATTTATCCTGTGCAGGGTCGGTCACCGGGTTACCTTTCAGATCAAACATGCGCGGGCCGTTGTAGGTACAGCCGTCACCGCTGCGGTATTTGTTGCGGCAGGCCCAGGTGCAGACCGCCGTGATTTGGCGCGTCGGGATCAGCAGACCCTGCAGGTCCATCGGGCTGGAGAGGCGAAATTCCACCACCTCGTTGTCCTCTGCCGCCTTGCTGTCGATGTAAAATACCTGGCGGAAATACTGCCCCGGATCGGCGGACGGGTTGCCGTCAGGAAAGGTGCGCGCATCGAGATACTGCCCGAACGTATCCAGAATCGTGACCTTCGCCTGCACCATGTCATCAAAGCGCAGACAGAGCGCGGTCACCACGCCATCAAGGTTGGCGATGCGCAGCACCGGCTCCGCGCTCTGGCCGTCACTCGACGATGCCAGCCCGGTAATTTCAAACGGCCACGCACCGTATTCCTCGTCATCAAACCAGATGGATTTAGCGGCAAGCTTCGAGGTGTCGCCGCCGCTCGCCGCGATTTCTTCCGGCGTGTGGGGAATAGTGCAGGCGTGAAAGCGCAGCACGCCCGCGCCGAACGCCGAGCCATCGACGGTCACCAGGCGGACACTGTCGCCGGGTTCAAGCTTCTGAACGTCATTACTGATTGCCATAAGTACCTACGGAGCGAATGCCTGTGTGAAGGTTGCGGTGAGAGAGAAAATGCCACCGCCCGGCGCCGACGGGCGGTAGGCGTCACAGCGGTAAAGCCCCGCGCCTTTCAGCGGTGCCTGCCAGATGAATGAACGGCTGCCGCCATGTCTGTCCAGAAAGTCCATAATCGCGGTGATGTAGCTTTCATCCCCAACGAATTCCAGATCCCATTTCTGACCGCGGGCGTTGATGCCGTCTCCCGACGCCTGGGCATACCCGTCGCCGAACTGCGCGCGGCGGACGCGGTGAGTCACCTCGCCCCCGGCATTAATGCGCGGGCACCAGGTAAAGGTTTCGGTTGCCATGTTTCACCCATAAAAAAACCCGCCGTAGCGGGTGGTAAATTGATTTTTAGCGCTTGCCCTGCGTGGCGTTCCACAAGGGGGTGCCGGGCTTGCGCAGCTGCGAGTTGATGGTATCGAGAATGGCGCCGGTGAGCTGGTTAGCCACTGCGCCGGCGGCGTTAGTGTTGCCCTGCGCACCACCTTTGCCGCCTGTAAAATTAATGGTCCCGATGCTGACGCTGACGCCCGCGCCGCCCTGCGTGCCGCTACCCAGCGCTTTTACGCCCAGCCTGCCGGTGGCGTCGCGGGTCAGCGGCATAATGGCTTCCGGTCCGGCCTCGCCCATCAGCCCAGCACCTTTGGCAAAGGCAAACATCGTGGGGCTACTAACTATGCTGCTGCTGAATTTACTCAGATCTGCAGATTCATAAACGCCGCCTTTGGCGTTAAGCTGAATGCCCGCAGCCGCAGAGTTATATGCACCAGAAGGCGTTGAACCAACTGCCGTAGACGCGCCGAAGCTGAACAACGAACCGATAGCACTGACGCCGTTTACCAACGCCATATTTAATGCAACCTTTTCGATCGTCTTCAGAACGCTTACACCCCAGTCTTTCCAACTGGCTTTATTATCGTTCAGCATATCGACAAGGTTATTTGTGATGCCGGACAGGGCATTCTGAACACCACTGGCCGCCTGCTGCGAATAATTCGATGCATCATCAACCCAATTAGCCAGCCCGTCCCGCGCACCGCTCATCCAGTCGGCATTCAATTGGTCAATTTGCTGATAATAATTTTGGTAATCCCCGAGGCGTTGCGACAGTGCTTTATCAAGCTCAGCATTATAACGGTCATAATCCGCCTCGCTTTTAATGTCTCCGCGCTGATATCTTTGCTGTAAATCAGAGCGCTTTTCATTGAACTCGCGCTCAATATCGAGCTGTTCACGCATCCACTCACGAAATTTGTCACCCTGTCCAGCACCGATAATATCAGCGTTAAGAGAGGCTGAGGCGTTAGCATTTTCGCGCTGAAGGTTGGCGACATACTCAGCCAATTTTAGATTTTCCTCGTTAGCCTTTTTGACAGCATTTAGGCGGTCAACTTCGGTAGCTAACTGCTCAAGCCGCTGTCGCTGCGTCTCATTTAGTCCTGAAAGTTTTCCATCAGCAATATCAAACTGAAGTTTCTGCTGCTCGGTCACTTCAAAAGATTTTTTGCCGGTAGTATCAATCAGCGCTATTTGGCGAAGATAATTCTGCTCCGTCGCCTTGAAGGTATTTTCAAGTTTCTTGCCAGAATTGTCGGTTACAGGCTTGCCGTTGACTTCCCCTGAACCAAGCTTAAAGCCAGAACTGGCTGTGCCCAGCACACCAGCAGCGTTGATAGGTAGGGTGGTCTGAAAATCCTTCATATCGCCGAGCCGTTTACGTAATTCATCGAGCTCTTTGCGACGAGAGTCTGTATCCATTCCGATCCGGTTTATATCTGCAAGAACACCCTTATCGTTCAGATCCGCCTCAAGGTTCTTTATACGCCGGAATATTTCAACACGGGATGCATTGGTCGCAAGCTGCTGCCCACCCTGGAAATTTTCTACCAATCTGCCAAGTTCTGATGCTGCCTTGCCAAGCCAGCCCACAAGAGAAGCAACACCACCAACCAGATCTGATAACCCCTGCAAGACTGCCGGATCGGTAAAAGTTTTTTTAAGATCATCAAGACCATTCTGGAGTGGCGATAGGTCAACCTTCGCAAGACCTGAAGCAATCTCAACCTTCAGGCCATTCGCCTGCGCCTCCATATCCTGAAATATTTGGCTTACTTTCAGTAAGTCATCAATGGATTTCGAATCTGGTGCAATCCCATAATCTTTAGCGAGCTGAATAAATTGCGTTAATTTTTGGTTGTTATTATCAAAGAGAGGTAATAACTTCGATAAGTCGTTACCTAGACTTTCAAGAATATTAGTCTTTTCAGCGTTTGTATTTATTTTCCCGAGTGCTTCACCAATAGCTAATAGCTGCTTATCAGGAGTAACTTTTGAGAGTTTTTCCGCAGAAAGACCTAATGCATTCAGAGCATCGACTGCTTCACCTGATTTATTCAGAACAGCATCGCCAATTTTGTCCCCGATATCTTTGAAAATATCTGCTATCTGATCTCCAGAAACGCCGGCCTTTTCTGCGGCGAACCGCCAGGCTATCAATTCCTGAGTTGATAGGCGGAGAGACTTTGCCCAACGATCTATTTCTGTAATTTGCTCAGATGTGGATTTGAGCAAAGCAATGCCTGCAGAGGAAGCGGCAACTGCAGCACCGGTCGCCGCTGCGCCCATAGCAGCAATGGCAGCACCAACGGCTTTAACATCCGACTCAACCTGTTTTCGCCATTTTGTTGAAGCGCGTTCGGCTTTGTCCATACCTGAGACAAAACCACCAACCTTGGCGATGAGGTCGATTGTCAATGTGCCGAGTGATTTGCCAGCCATATAACATCCTAAAATAAAAACCCGCCGAAGCGGGTTATATTAAAATCGCAGGGTAAATTGCTAATTTATGCAAATAAAAACCAACATAACAATTAATTCAGCTCATTTTTGCTATAAAAAATATAGTAAATAAAACCCCTATTATAACTAACAATATCATCATGCATCCTGAAGGACCTTTCACCCTTAATTTGAAAGGGGCACCACACTTTGGACAAACATCAGCCTTGCTTGATACTTCCTCGCCACATTCTTTACATTTAATGAGTGCCATTTCACCTCCTCATTCAGATTTTGAGAGAATAACAGGGAATTGAACAATGGCAAAACATCAACCTGGCTTATCAATTCCAGGCATTCATAGCCTGCTCAAGGGAAATGGGTTGTTCACGAATATGCGGAGCAAAATCACATAGCCTGAAAGCTGGGTCATCTTTGCCACGATTTACGTTAGCCAGCACCGACGCCACCAGCGCGGCACCCCACTCTGTTCGCATCATCGGGTTCAGGCTTCCGTACTGGTTGCGGTATTTGACCCAGAGCTGAAACTCGCGGAAGCTGAGAGCTTCTTGCGCTTCGGCGATTGTCCTCCCACCGATGCCGTTGAGGACGAGTTCACACCAGATTTCGTCTTCTCCGGTAAGCTCGTCTTTCCCAGGTCGTTAACTTCCTGGATTGCCAGCAGTAGCGCGATAGTGAGCTGCCCGTCCAGCGCGCCCCGCTCGGGATCTGCTTCACCCGTGATATCGGCGGGGGTGAATACCGGCTTTCCTTCTTCGTCACAGATGGAAGCAGCAATTCGGCCAGCAACCCCGTCAATATGCCCCTGCGCCGCCATTACATCTGTCATGGCAGTGTAATAGCCCATCGGCCGAATATAGACTGTTGCGGTAAGCTCCTGGCTGCCCTGTTTCCATGTAATTTCTTTTTCAACCGGGCGCCCGGTAAACGCGCCAGCTTGTTTTAGTGAGTCGAGGGTAAGTTTCATAGCTGTTCCCAATATTAGTGAAATGTTACGGGGCCGCAGCCCCGCAAGTTAACTGCCTGCCTGCGCTTTTGGGATCCAGACGGCAGAGCCGGAACGCTGGATGGAGGCTGAAGTGGAAACGACGGTGTTAGCTGCGAAGTCGAAAGGGAAATCGGCTACGTACCCCTTAAATACGAACCAGGTACGGTCATCCGGCAGTGCCAGACCGTCTACCGTTCCCGTTGCACCAGAGGCGGCCGCCGTTGGTACTGAGTCACCGTCAGACCAACCAATGGCGAAAGTCAGCGCCTGATCTTCTTCATCGTCAGAAATTGACAGGTTATAAAGCATGATGTGACTGGCGTTTTTGGGGTCAGCGTTTAGTGTCGCCGTTGCCTGGCCGGGCGTGCGTAAGCCGCGTTTGTAGGTGCGGTCAAACTTTTCAGAAAGACAGGTATCCTCGATCTGGTCGGCAGGGTTACTCCCCGGGGTAAAACTGGTGATGCATTCAATTTCGCTCACCGCGCCTTTAGCCAGCACGAAGAGCTGAGTGCCTTGTGTCAATACAGACATGGGAATCTCCGGATATAAAAAAACCGGCTCAGGGCCGGTGCTTGTGGGTTATCGCCTGACTATCCAGTCAACATCGAAGGAGTAGCGGTAGCGCCTGGTTTCAGGGTCTTTTTCCTGTCCTCCCAAGCGCGTTATGTAAGCATGTGGCTCAATGGCGTCCCGCAGCGCGGCGGCCACGGCGATCACCTCATCCACCGTGTCGGCGTAGGCATCCACCTGCAGGGTGAACGAGTCGACATCGGGCCTTTGCTTGAGGTAATTCTCCGGCGAGCCGCTGACGTTCTGCCAGACAACGTAGGGGTAAACAACAGCATCATCCTGGCGGCCGAAGGGATAGAGGCGCACCGGGTCGGTTCCTAGTAACGCCGTTACCGTCGGGCTGGCAGCGCAGACGGAAAAGATAGGCGCGATCATGGTGGCACTCCTTTCTTTTGCGCGCGCTTAATGGCCCGGTCTATAGACTTTTCGTATTCGGTGGCGAACACGTTAACCACTTCGCCAACGCTGCTTTCCGCCGCCGGGCGCATGAAAGGCTGAGCGCGCATTTTCTCGGTACCGAACTCAACCAGGCGCCAGTGTGGGGTCGGCGCGTTCTCGCTGAGGTCAGGATGATTTTTCAGCACGGCGCCGTGCAGCATCCCAATGCGAAAGCCCAGATTGCCGGTTGTTTTGAAAAGCCTGCCGTTCCAGCGTATCGCCACGTTCGCGGCGATGCTACGCCCGGTTTCAGGGTCGTCAATGCGGCTGGCGTTCTCTTTTGCCTTATCGACAATCACGTTGCCGGCGCGCCGGAGCGCCGCCCGCCCGCCGCGCCGCCGCAGGTCATCACTTATACTGTCCAGCTTACCCAGCAGCGAATCGATCCCGATTATGCTGAAATCAATGCCATCAGCCATCGTTAACCCCCCGGGAGCATGGCAGCGTCAGATATTCTCGCCCGCTTTTATCGTCCTCCAGCACGCCCTGAATGTCATAAATGCGCCCACGGTAAAGAATGCGGTGCTTATCCGTGACGTCATCACGCCAGCGGATGATGATCCGCGTCGTTACCTCGTTCTGACCTGCTTTTGCAGCCACAAAATCGCGCGCGGAGAGGTCTGTAACGTTAGCCCATACTTGAACCACATCCGCCCAGCCACTTTCGATCGCGCCGGAGGTTGGGTTTTGTGTTTTTACAGGCTTTTGTAGCAATATACGTTTGTTCAGCTTTCCGGCCTGCATGCTCACCCCCGGACTTTGCCGCTTAGGTAGGTCGGTACAGGGAAATCAAGCGTTGTCGTTTCGATGTCCTCGGCCAGTGACTGATAAAGCAACGCTACCAGCGCTTCATTTGAGTCCACCAGGCGATTCAGTGCGACGGTCTGCTCCTGCATCGCCTTCGTCTGCTCGGACATTGCTGCTATCAGCAGGCTTACCTGTTGTTCGTTCATAGGCTATTCTCATCCAGTTTTTCAGCCATTCTCTCCTGCGTTCACATCCGGAACACGGCATAACACCCCCCTTAAATAATGGTCGGCCGACGGAGATCGTAGATAAGCATCGTCACGGAGAACGGCAGCTCACCTTGCTGAAGCTTTTCTTCCTCTTCACCGCCCCGGTTGCGATCCAGCCAGCCCAAGAGCATGAGCAGCGCCGTCTGCGTGCGTCGTAGCGGTTCACCTTCGATCAGCGCGCCATCACTGTTGACAACAAGGTCACGGCTTCCCTGGACATAAGCGAGAATGGCGGCGCTGCCAGCCTGAATTTTCAGTGTCAGATCAGCATCACCGGCATCATCATCAATGCGCAGGTGCTCTTTTGCCTGCGGGACAGTGACAAGTTCAATCACGTTTTATCCCTCCCGTCGCGCCCGCGCTTGGTAGCAAGCGTCCAGCCTTTCGAGCCCGTCTCTCCTGGCCTGTCCTGCGTCTGATTGTCGCAGTGCCAGAGCGAGCCGCCCCACGTCACCGTGTCGCCCGGCAGGTAGTCCTGGCCGGATTTGAAAACGCCTTTATAAATCATGACCGGAACGTCAAACGATTTGGTTTCACTGCTACCGCTGGAACGGTTAACCGTCAGGGTGAAACGCCGTTGCCCGGAACGCTCAACCTCCACGCCAGCCACACCGTCAACCACACATTCCCAGCCTCGCATGCCGTGCGTTTTCTCATAGGCACGCCACAAGCCGCCGTTATGAGTTGCATAAGAGCCGCGAGGGTAGCTTTTCCCTTCATCAATGACTGGCAGAATTTCCAGCGCCAGCGCATCGCGGCCATCTTCGCCATCCCTGCCCGGTTCAGCTGTCGGCAATGCGGCCACGGCTTCGCTAACCAGCTTTTTCACATCCGGAAGAACCGGCATTGACGCTGCGACGAGTTGCTCCAGCATGGGTTGCACGTCTTCAGATGTAAGGCTTTTGCCGTCCTGCGGTACCGGAATGGCAGCGACAGCACTGCTTACGGCCTCTTCCACCGCCTGCTTCAGTACCGCCGGATCGTAATCCTTACCGTCTTTCGGTGTTGGTAAGCCGCGGAATGCCTTGTCCACCATCTCCTGCAGCATCGGCTGTACGTCATCGGGCGTAAGGCTTTTTCCGTCCTGCGGTGCCGGAATGCCAGCGACAGCACTACTTACGGCCTCTTCCACTGCCTGCTTCAGTACCGCCGGATCGTAATCCTTACCGTCTTTCGGTGTTGGTAAGCCGCGGAATGCCTTGTCCACCATCTCCTGCAGCATCGGCTGCACGTCATCGGGCGTCAGGCTTTTTCCGTCCTGCGGAGCCGGAATTGCGGCAACCGCATCAGTGACCATGGAGGCGATATCAGGCAGTTGAAGAACCTCAGGCGCGGGCAGAGCTGCCACAGCCTCTTCCACCATGGCGGCAAAGTCGGGTGCCGGGACGCTTTTTATTTCTTCCAGTTGCCTGGAAAGCAGGCTCAGCTTTTCATCGTATTCCTGACGCTGCTGATCAAGGCTTTTACGAAACCCTTCACGCATTTCAGCGAGAGCGTGACTGAACTCTTCACCAAGCACCTTTATTAGCGTTAATTCGCGTTCATTCATTTGGTAAGCAATCCTCTGAGCATGGCTTTGGCCGCTGATTGCTCAGCGGCAGATAAAGCCTTTCCTTCCTCACTGGGGGGTTGCGATGGTGCAGAAGAACTGCTTTTGCCGAATGGATCATCCGAGGCATCGCGGCGGGCCAGCGCGCCAAGGCTGAAGTTCTGCTGCTGAAGGTAAAGCTCATCACCACCAGTAACGGGCGGCAGGTTTTCACTGCGTCGCGCCTCATTAGGCGTCAGGATAGTATTTTTAACGCCTTCGCCCAGCGTTTTTATGCGGCGTTCGCTGTCCATACGCAGCAGCGCACTCACATCAAACTCGGTGCCGGTATCACCTTCCAGCTCAAACGCTTCATCCAGCAGCAGCTCAATCGACTCGATAAGCGTCTGCAGGCACTGCGAGTAATACTGCTGCTCCAGCGCCTCGATATTGTCGTAGGAGGGAAGCTCGCCTATTCCGGCTTTGTAAGCCGGGACATGGAAAACCGAACAGCTGATTTTCGCGGTCATCTGAAGCTGTTCAACCATCTGAGCATCAGCTGCCGTCATAGCCGTTGGGTTGTATTTGGCGCCATTACTCAGGAGGGCTGTTTTCCCTGCGTTTTCACCCGTATATCCCGTATCCCAGTTGTTTTTCAGGATGCGGGCATTTTCCTCGCTGATGCTACCCGGCACTTCAATAACCCCGCTGGGCTTGCCGCCGTTGCGGAAGAAGAAGGCCGCATTTTCCTGAATATGGTGCCCCTGCATCGCTGCCAGGCCAGCAGCATAAATCGGTGAAAGACCGATAAGCGGATGAAAGAGGCAGTTAAACCGGTCGTGGATAATCTCTCGTGCCGGGACTGTCACCTCGGATTCAATACCGGCCATATTATCCGGGTTAATCTGGTAAAAAACCGAACCGTCATCTGCCACCAGCGGAGTGACCTTGTTCCAGTCCAGAATGCGCAGCTCCGTGACTTCCCCGCGGGTATTACGGATCTTCAGGACAACTGTATTCCCGTAGCAAAGCTTGGAGTTAAGCCAGCATTCGAAAAACTGCATCCGGTTTTGGAACGCATTCGGGCGCCTGTAAATTGCGGCAACCTTGCCATTATTGTTTTCTTTCCAGATGCCGTTTGAATCGCGGCGCATCAACCGCACAGGCATCTTTGCAATATCACTCGCAATCAGCGATATGCAGGCAAACACGGCGTGGAAGGAAAGGACGGTTTTCTCGTTTATTTCCAGGTTACGCTGCCATGCGCCGGCAAAGGGCTCACGGACAAAACTTAGCAGTGAGGTCCAGAGGCCACGGCCTGCGGGTTGCTGCAGCGCCTTTTCTTTTCTCCGGAAAGGATTCCACATCAGCCATTCCCCGCATTATTTTTCTTTTTCCCGCCACCAGCACGCTTTGCGCCGGTGTACTCAGCCTTGCCCAGCAGCACCAGCACCCTCGCGCACTGGTCATCCACGGTTTTTTCATCGCCGGGCTTAGAGTCATGAGTGCGCTGGAGATATCGGATTTTTGCCATGCAAAATGGCGGGGGTTCCCCCGCCCTCCTGAGTTGGTTAGCTGGTCTGGGTGGTGCCGTAGTTCACGCCGGAAATCACGGCGACGGCAGCGGTGCGGCGGCGCTTCCAGTTAATCCAGCGTTCGGCGCGGATAGCCACGCTGTTGGTCTGGAACATGGAAACCAGCTCGGTGCCAGTACCATTTACGCTGTCGCCGGTTGGTTCGCTCTGCATTTCGAGCGAGGCTTCGCGGGACATATCCACGGCAACGCCGCCGTCGTCAGCCAGGTAGATATCCGGCGCGTTAACCAGCACCAGCTGGCTGCCAACATACTGGGAGACGATAACCGGCAGGCCCTGGAAGGTGCCGCCCAGCAGCGTCATTTCCGGATACTCTTTCTGGCCCAGCGCGTTCTTGCGCATGGACAGCGCCAGCGCGGTAGTGCTGGACATCAGCCAGACTGCACCGTTCGGCTGCAAGTTAGCAGCGACAAACACGCCAAAAGCCGCTGCTGCGTCGTCGTCAGGGTTACCGGTGGACGGGATAGCGGCAATGCCGTTGGTAACGGAAGCCGGAGATACATTGGCAACTTCCGCCTTTGTCGGGCTGATAAAGTCAGTATCAAGACGGGCAATGACCGCTTCAGCCAGCGCGTTACGTACCAGCGCATCGGCTGCCGGGTTGGAGAAGCGGATAAGTTCGTCAGTCAGCACCGCGATTGCGGCCACTTTCGCAAAGCTGAAGGTGATCGACTCGAAGTCAAACTTCGTCAGCGGCTTCGCCTTGCCCTGCCCTACCCAGTTCGCTGACCCGCCAGAGGTCTGCGCCGGGATGCGGATGTTAAACGGCACCTGGCGCAGCGCCGGGATGTTACCCTGCCCGAAGCGGCCAATAATGGTTTGCGGTCGCAGGAATTCCACGAAATCCTGTGCGTATTCCTGATATTCAACCAGCGCGCCAGCCCATTTCGGGTCGGTGGTGGTGCCAGCGCCGACGGCCGCCTTCAGGACATGATGCAGTTTCGCATCGTCCGGATACTGCTTACGGGCAATTTCGAGCGCTTCAGAACGGCTGCCGTTCGCGGCGGCCAGCGCCTTGGCAAAGCGGGCAAAGGCGATGCCTTTTTCCAGCTTCTGCTCTACGCGGATGATGCCCGGCGCGCTGGTTGCCACTACGTTTACGTCACCACCCGCCGCTTTGCTTACCGGTTTGGCAGTCGCAGCGAGGTTACTTTCCATGTCGCGCAGACGCTTCAGGTGCGCATCTACGGATTTGATTTCGGCGGAGGTGTTGTCGTAGCTCTCCTCTTCTTCCATATCAAGAGTACGCCCGGCTTCGGCGGCTTTCGCCATAATGTCGGAGAGAGACGCCGCCAGCGCCGAACGCTTCGCTTCAAAGCTTTTGATTTGTTCTGCGATATTCATCGAACTGTTTCCTTTATTGGTATTGGTTTTGGGTGCTGTAGCGCCAGCGGACTGTGTTGCTTTAACCACCGGTTTCTCTTTGCCTGCCGCGGCGAGTAACTGGCGGTCGAAGGATTTCACGGTATTGATGGAACATTCAGCGTTTGCCGGAATGGTCACTGCCGAGACTTCAAGAAGGTCCCAGGACAAAAAGCGGATACCGCCTTCATCCAGGAAGGAATACTCAATCGGCCGGAAGCCGATAGAGAGACCGCGAACCAGCCCCGCCTTAATGGATGCCCAGGCCTCATCGAGGCGGGCGGCCAGCTGGGACGGCATATCCGGGGTGGGTTTCACCAGTTTTGCTGTGATCTCAAGCCCGCCCTTCACCATTTTTGGTGTGCAGGTGCCGATGGGTTGTGAGCGGTCATGCTGCCAGAGGAACGGCGTGTCGCTGCGGAACTTCGCGCCCTCCGGCTCCATGATGTCCCCGTCACGGTCAGGCGAAGGCGTGGAGGCGATGCCGGTAATGATCCGCTCGTCCTCGTTCACCGCCTTAACCGTCATAAGGGTGCATGCGCGATTAAGCGTCATTTAGCTGCCTCCTGAAACGAAAAAACCCGCCGTAGCGGGTCATTAACTGACGTAACTGTCATATGAAATGCACCTGGTAATCCTGCTTTTTCGCTTCAGGGTTCAGCGCCATGAGCGAAACGCTGTTGAACAGCGCCATCAGCGGGTCAATCTTTCCCTTGCCGCTGGCCTGCTTGGTAATGAGGATGGCGTTACCTTTCGGCTCCACCCGGGCATTACCCACACACCAGGCCATCATCGGTTGCCCGCCATGGATAAGCACGCCCTCGGCAAGCTTGCGTTCGGTGGTTTTAATCGCGCCGCCCAGGCGCCAGCCCTGGCTTACGCCAACCACCGCATCGGCGGGTATTTCCGCCTCAATCAGTGCATCAAGGATTTGGCCGACGCCTGACGGGTCAATGCCTATCTTGTCGAGCAGTTCAGCAATGTGGATGCGGCGGACGTATTCCGCCACCTCTTCGGTATCCTGCCCCATCCGCTTCACAATGGTCAGGTCGCCTGCCCTCACGAAGTCATTGAACCTGGACTCCTCGCTTTTACGCCGCCGGATGGCTATCTCATGCGCCCAGGCATGGCACCAGCAGAGCCACTCCCGCGTCTCAGCGTCACGTCCGACTGCAGCGAAGCCCAGCAGGTCATCAAGACCGCCGCCATCAATGCCGACGGTGATCACCTCGGCGCGCCGCAGCAAATCATCAAAACTGACGCGCTGCGCCTGCTGCTCCCAGAAATCGACGCCCGCCCAGCGGTCGCTGCGCAGGTTAAGGCCAATTTCAATATTGAGATGCTTCGCCAGGAACTGCTGCAGCGTCCCGTCCGTTTTCGCCTGGTTCTTGCGGAGCTGATCCGCTATCCACTCCGCGCTGACCGAGCGGCCGATGTTCGGGTTGGTGATGTAGAAGTTTTCCGGATCGAGATAAGCCTTGCTTTCCACCATCCGTTCCGGGAACTCGTAAAGGATGCCCAGCGTTTTAGGGTCGTTTATCTTGCCGTCACGGACATTACGCCAGTAATCGAGACGTTCTTTGAAAACGCCTGCCGGCGGCTCGTCGCTCTGCGTGGTGAGAAATATCACCCATCCTTCATTACGCGAGACCTGCCCGCCTAGCGCTTCCATAAACATCGCCTCTGCATTGGCGCGCTTGCCGAACAGCCAGAGCTCGTCAACCAGAATACGGCCCGATTTCTTACCTGATACGGTGTCCGTGTCTGCGGCCACCACTTTCAGCGTATTTCGCGTCACCCGGTGCGTAATCGTGCGGATATGGTCCTGGATCTGGAACATATCAGACAGCTCATCGTCGGCGCGTATCATGCCAGCGGCAGGCTTGAAGCTGTTATCGGCAACCTCTTTGGTGGGTGCCAGAATCAGATGCTCTTCGTCCTCTCGCCAGCAGAGGATCAGCGCGGTCAGCATGATGCCCGCTGCGATGGTAGACTTGGTGTTCTTTTTCGATATCAGCAGGCCGTATTCGCGGATGAGCTGGTTGCCTGTTTCGGCGTCGTATCCGCCGAAGATGGCTTTCACGAAGTCGAACACCCATTCTTCAGAGCACTCACCGAAAGTAGGCTTGCCCGGCAGGTCAGAAACCCGCAGTTCACGGAAGATACCCAGCGCCTGCTCCGCCTGGCCGGGAAAGATAGGCGGCGGAATAATGGACTCGCCGGCAACCAGGCGCGATTCCCAGTCCGTACAGGCTGTAGACCACTGCGCCATAAATTACCCCTTGTTGTTCACGACCAGCTTCGGCGGCGCCATCGCACCAAATTTGCTGGCCCCGGAAGCAGCTTTTGCCGCGGCGTTGCGCGCCTCCTTTTTTCCTGTTTCCCCTTTTTTGGGGTGAATATAGGGAAGCATGGCCTTCGCCGCGTCCTTTCTGACGTCAATTTCTTCAGTGGCGTCGTTCATTACGGCCATCAGAAACTTAAGCGGATCGTCGTAAGCATCAGCTGTGCCTGGCGCCAGTGGCACATCATTTTTTTCGGTAGTGTTTACCGTTGGGGTATAAACATTTTTCCGGCAGGCAGGTATGTCATCTGTCTCGATAACTTCCTTTTTTTTACGCTCAATAAACGCGATGACCTCCGGGTCTTTTGCAAGCTGCGACCCCTTGGACCGTGCGGATTTCTCAGAATATCCCGCCTTCACTGCCGCATCTTTTTGAGACATACCGGACATCAGCGCGACAGCGAATTTACGCTTTTGCGCTGTTAACATGTTTATACCCTCCAGAGGGGAATTTTTTCTGTGCGTGAGAGGGGGGGCGGTGTCCAGCATGATCGATGTTTACTTCCGAACATACCCCCCCGTGGCTGGCTGTCGTCAGAGACCCACGAAGCCCGTCCCCAGACAGCCATCAGGCACGGCATGCTTCATGGCCTCTTCATCAGGCTGACCGGCTGCCGCTTCGCGTGCCGACTTACCTGAGTGGCATTCAGTACAGAGCGTCCAAAGGTTTCGCTCTGAGTTATCGCCGCCGAACTGTAACGCGATGCGGTGATCGAGTTCGCTTTCATGCAGGTCAACAGCGCGTGAGCACATGCAGCAGTGCCCACCGTCACGCACCCAGATTCGACGCTTAAGGCCAACGCGGGCGCTGCCGCTGATGCGCCGTTGTTCGCCGTATACAGGCTTTATACGGCGCGTATCGATAACCTTCAGCCGTGGCTTTAACGTGGTCAGCTTAGCCATGAAGTCTCCATGCGCGGCGGCGCTCGCGGCGCTGCTGTCTGTCGGGATGCTTTTCTACAGGCAGGCCATCAGCATGGTCCACCAGCGAACTACACGCATAAATCACCAGACCGCCGCAGGCATCACCAATCGCGTAATCAGCAGGCTTGCTCGCATCCCAGCGCGACACCACCTTCGGGATTAATTTCGGCGGTACGCTGTAGCAAACAGCATGCACCAGGCGCTGCATGGTGATGTGGTCAGTCCTTTCGCGGTCAGCGGCGATAAGCTTTGTGGCTATCTCCAGCTGATATTGCGGAGGGCGACCGGTACCGAGATAGAAGCTGATGAGGGAATCCGGGAAGCGGGTCAGCCATTCAGTGACAATCGTTTGAAATCCTTCTACCGGCAGCGCGTCATCCTCCAGCACCACAACGCGACAGCTTTGCTCTGCAGCCCATTGCAGCGCGCGGTAATGATTCCAGTTCGCGCCAGAGCTGTTCTCATCCACCAGCAGATAACCATCCAGTGATTCAGCAAGCTTTTTTGCCTGTTCGTGGCGGGAATGATGGGCGACTATCACGAATCTCACTTGTGTTTCCACCATGCGGCCTCCCTACCAATCCCGTCAGTTTTGAATACGGTATGAACCAGAGGTCCGGTGACCAACCTTTCTGCGAATGACTGCGCGACAATTCCGAACGCCAGCATGTCACCCACCGCGGCGCCAGTTTGCTCTTTCTTCCAGAAGCGATAACTCTCGATGCGGTAATAAAGGCGAATGATGCCATGCGCGAACGCCATTACATCAGCTCGAGTGCCGCCCAGCAGACCAGCGTTAAGCATCACATCGTTGCGGTGTGCTTCAATGAATTCCTGATAGATTCGCTCCGGATGGTTCTGCTTTGCCCAGGCGTCAGCATATGTCTTCGGTTCAGAGCCGACATAAACCTTACCGGGTTGCATTTCTTCCCACGGTGCGCGAAGCATCTCGACATCAGTGCCATCTGTACACCAGACGAGCCGATATTCAGGATGGTCACGGAGGTGCTGCCAGATATGCAGCCAGCGCCGGAAGTAGATGTTCATCTTTACGTCAGGAATACGGCACAGTTCAACGTCTGCCGGGGCGGTCTGCAATTCATCCACCAGCGCGATACGTATACACTCCCGAAGCGAGGCCGCCCATTTGACCAGCATGTCAGGCGAGGCAGCCATTTTGGTGCCTCGCTGCGGATCTGGCTGACTGGTAAGCAGAGTAGTGATGACCACGTCACGCTGTCGCCGGTAGTCAACGTAACCAGTAAACCCGTTATCACGGCGCTCGTTGTGGATCTTCACGTTACGTTCCACCAGCGCTACCCGGTCCGGTTTAGGTACCGAACGCTCAATGGCTTCATGTTCATCGAGGGAATGAATCAGCTTTTCAGAACCAACAACATCGGCATAGGCCCATGTGGTCAGTCCCGCGTTATGAATGCGCAGGGCTAAATCGCTGTGCTCGTACATCCCGCGCCCGTAAATGGGGTCGAATCCGCCAACCTTTTCAATAGCGCTGCGGTGGTAGTAGAGCATCACGCCGCGCTGCCCGGTGTAGGCGATGTGGTTATCATCGCGGTACAGGACGGAGAGGTCATTCAGCTTGCGCGGGCCCGCCAGGTCGAGAAACTGATAAGCCAGATGCGGCTCCGGTGATTCGATGTAAGGTAGATGCCATTCATCGGCAATCGGCCAGGCATCATCGTCCCACAGGAAAAGATGTTCGCAACCAGCATCCATCAGCGCTTCAAGGCTGGCGTTCTTCGATGCCACGATACCAAGAGAGGTTTCATGCCGGATTAAGCGAATGCCGTCAGGCACCACAGCGGCAGGACTGGAACCATCATCCACCACAACCACCAGCGCGCCGGCGGGCAAATGCTTCAGATGTTGCTCAATGGCTTGCTTCAGAACGTGAGGACGGTTGTGCGTGGTTATTGCGATGCCGATGCGAGATTGCTGCTGACTGGCGGGCACATACTGAACGCCGTCAATAGTGACCTGCATACTTCATTCCTTTTAGATGTGGGCCTGTCGCACGGGAAAGCCGCCCGAGAGAAAGCAGCGTTCCCTAGGCTCACGATTGAAAGACTCTCTTTTGTGCGTGTGCGATGCGCATAAAAAAGCCACCAGCGGATGCCAGTGGCTTGTGTTTGTATTAATAAGCAAATCTCTTATTTCGGTTTCAGATTGTATTCGCCAGAAATAAATGGCTTTGATATAAATGGGATGAGCAATTCAGCTACCTTATCTCGGTGAACTTCCCCTCGCATATACTCGCCATGTCTGTTGTTTAGAGCATAAAACTGCTGCCCTATTTCATTTCTATCAAGCATTACTTCCATTAAAGTTACATAGAGATAAACTTGATTCATCGAGTCTTGTAATAACAAGGCAGGCTGACGACAATTGGGATCTTGAGGGTTTAGCATTTCTGGCATCATGACTAAAAGATTGCGATAACTTATTAGGGCAGCTTTTAAAGATTTTTTTTCATTATGCTTCTCTTGTTGCTTCCATGTCTGCAGCGCTTTAAATGCAACAAATGCGGCGCCTAAAGTGACAAATCCTGAAAACCATGTTCCCAACATTGACCATAGCGCCCAATCAGCAGCTCTTTGTGTTGCTAGCATTGACTCAAAAGAAATTATTTCCGCGTCCATTATCACCTCCGGGTTAAGAAGATGATATGTCAAGTGAATTCATTATCACAAGCCTTCAGTGAATGCCTACCGTCATCAAGGAGTCTATAGATAAAATGATGCTTACGCCTGCATGGGTTGCGTTAGCTCTTCATACTTATCCCGCCCGATTGCAATAACGAAACGGAAGAGAAGAGCGATTAGCGCGTAACTTACGGCAGTAAAGACCCAGCCCGTGTAAGCCAGCAGGCAGACAATAAGCACCAAGCATAACCAATTAATGCACTTGCGGAAGAAGCCAACCCGCTTATATGTATCCTTAAGCAGATCCAGCCCCTTCTTTCGCTTCTCGAGGTCTTTCTCTTCACTCAGGGCAAGGACACCGATGTAAGCCAAAACCGCGATAAAGATAGCTAGGACGATCACCACCCAATAAGATGCCGCCGCGATACCTGCCAGTGAGTTGCTGCCCACCCAGGCCGAGTACGCAAGCAGGGCAATCACCCCCCATGACACCAGTTCACCGACAGCCTTAAATAAAAACTTTTTCATTTGTCCCCCTGTAAAAAGGCTCGTTACTTCAGACACTGCTCGCGCACGTAATCCTGCAACCCGGTCAGTTGTCTGGTGACGGTTTCGATTCGCTGTCTGAGGGTGAAATAATCCCGTTCAGCGGCGTCAGTAAGTCGGGGGCCGGTGTCATCATCCACGCCGGTGGTGCCGGGCGCTCCGTTCGCGGAACAGGTGGCGTTGAGCTGCAGCCGCTTACGGCCAGCAGCAACATCGCGCTCAAGCTGAGCAATATTTTTCTGAGCATCCGCTAAGTCCTTCGTGTATTTCGCATCGAGCGCTTCAACGTCGCGCTGGCGGCGACTCATGTCATCAATGTCATCTTTAGCCAGTTTTAATGCATGATTAACTTCGGTTAAGGATGCCTCTGCTTTTGTGAGTGAGGCCCGGTAATAAAGCGCAAATCCCACAGCGGCCAGGAAGAGTAGCGGCTTCCACCATGCACGGATAAAGCCCCATACTGTAGCCATCAGAGCACCCGGCGCGCTGCCGCATAGCGGGCCCGTCTGTCTTCCAGCCCGTTCTGCCCACCGTTAATAATCTGCGTGACGCGCAGCAAATCTCCCGGATATTTCAGGCAGCCTTTGCTGGCATAGAACCATGCCGCAGAGCGCGCTGCGCTGGAGTCATCGGAAAGCAGTTCCGGCGTGCTCACAAGGTCGAGTTTCAGCGCGGCGCCGCAGTCGCGATAATTTTCGAGCCCGGTGATCTGGATGAGCCCGCGTCCGCGATATTTCCAGCCATCACCCGGGGCGTTATTACCGAGACGCTTGCTGTAAACCAGATTTGCGATCGCGCGCTGACGCTCAAGAGGCAGTACCTTTTCATACGTGCGGCGGCCCAGCGTGTTGGCCTGATCCTGAGTTAACCGGCCAGCCCGGACAAAACCATTAAGCGCTGCGATGCTGTAGTTGAAGCTCTCCACCAGCCTGGTAAAGCTGGTGCTTTCATGGCCGACCTGCGCGATGAACATTGCCTGATCAACCAGCGCAGTGATGCCGTAATCACGCATCGCCGCATCAATGTGCGGGAACCAGCGCGCAGCTAAGCTGGCGCTTAAACCAGCCGCCTGCTGAAATTGTTGTTGGTTCATTCGGGCCTCAGTACCTGAAACAGGCGCGCCACGTTGCCCCGGGCACGGAACACGGCGGCGCAGATGATTAAGTTGATGATGACCGACGCCCAGTGTGTATGGACGTAAAAGTCGAAGGCGTAGCGGAACGGCACAGAGGCATACGCCAGGATAATCAGATATGCCAGCCACGATGCCCACCAGCGATGCCGGGCTCCGGGTTTACGGAACAGCATCAGCCTCAGCACAATGGCCGAGCACGTCGCCAGGTTGGTCAGTACCAGCGGATCACTTATTAGCATTGGCTCCCCCTCTCCACCGCTGGAACCACTGCGCAGGGTCTTGCTGGCTGGCGAACGTCAGGATTTTAATCGTCAGCGCAGAGAGGATAACGGCCCCCAGTGCATCAAGCGGCTTGTCGCTGTATTCCGTCCAGCTGGCAAGCTTGGAGCCCACCAGCCCCGCACCGTAAACGCCAGCGATGTACGAAACAACAAAATAGGCGGCGCGCCGGATCAGGGTCAGGTCTGCAGCGGTGGCAACATAAAAGACAGCACCGGCAAACGCGCCAAAAATTACGCCATAATCTGTGCCGGTCAGCAGTCCGTAGATGCTCGCACCAGTAAGCGCAGCCCCTGCCGCGACAGTTCCCGAAACCGGATCGGACATTACGCCCCCTCTTGTGTGTGAGTCCTCTCAGAAATGAGGGGAAAAATGCCACCACGAGGTGGCGTTGATATTTTATGTTTGCGACTGCTCCCAGAGTTCTTTAACCGTCTGGTTAAATCTTTCCAGCTCAAGCTCTACACCTATTGCACGCCTGCCAAGCGCATGCGCCGCTTTTATCGTTGAACCAGAACCCATGAAGAAATCCGCCACGATGTCGCCCGGCCGGCTGCTTGCAGAAATAATCTGGCGCAGCATGTCCGCAGGCTTTTCGCATGGATGTTTTCCTGGATAGAACTGAACTGGCTTGTGTGTCCATACATCGGTGTATGGCACAGCTGCTGTGACAGTGAAAAGCCGCCGGAGATTTTCATATTCCTCCAGCAACTCAGCGTATTTTCGATTTAACGTATGCCAGGTCGCGACCAGCTGATGATGTGGTTTTTCCAGTTCCTGAGAAATATGCTTTTCTACAGCGATCTGAGTGAACAGGTTCTGCAACTTGAGATAATCGGCTTCATTCGGTAACTGCCACTGACTCGCGCCGAACCAGTGTGATGCCATATTTTTCTTTCCCGTGGCTTCGGCGATCTGCTTTGAAGAAACACCAAGCGCCTCGCGAGCATCACGAAAATATGAAATTAAAGGTGAGAAAATATGCTGCTTCAGCTCACTGCTCTTCTCTGCATACCCGTCTCTTTTAGGCTTGTACGGCCCCTGATAATGCTCAGCAAACAGAATGCGCTCTGTTGCCGGAAAGTACGCCCGCAGGCTTTCTTTATTACATCCTTTCCATCTGCCTGCAGGCTTCGCCCAGATAATGTGATTAAGGATGTTGAACCGTTTACGCATCATGATCTCGATGTCTGATGCGAGGCGATGCCCAGAGAATACATAAAGGCTTCCGTTGGGTTTAAGCACACGCCAAAATTGCGCGAGACACATATCAAGCCAGTGAAGGTAATCTTCGTCACCTTGCCACTGATTATCCCAGCCGTTAGGTTTAACTTTGAAATAAGGTGGGTCTGTAACTATCAGATCGACGCAATTTTCGGGAAGGGTTTGGATAAATTCCAGGCAGTCAGCATTGATTAAATCAATACTGGATATTTTTACAGTATTTTCCATAGATCAGTAAGCGGCACTCTGGTAGGCTCACTATGCTTTTGCGCTAAAGCAGTGGGCCCTGGTTCGCTTGTGATCATCAGCATAGGCGAATGGCTGGAGGATGCTCCAACACCTTCCAGCCGCCCATTTCCACAGCAGAAAACCCCCATTACTGGAGGCGTTTGTAACATCCAAACTGGCATATTGATAACTTAGCCATTTCTAACTGAGTCAGTATGAACTGACAACGTGCCAGGCTCAGATGTGTATTCTCAGCTATCTCCCCGGCTGTTGCAGGAGATGAGCTTAATTCGTTATAAACTGCCTTTGCCTCTTCTGTCATATATTGCTGATTTTGCATGCCTTTTTATCCATAAAGGTGGTGTGACACACAGATAACTCTGGTTGGCATAACCATCAAGCTATATATGCAACAGGCATAAAAAAACCCGCTCAGTGGCGGGCTTTTTAACGGTGAACATACAATGCCCATCGTTAGAAAAATCCTACCCAATTTTTTTGAATTTAGCAAGCATCGTGTCGCTAAAATATTTAATCAGGCTTCTAACGTGTGACTTCTCGCAGCATCTTTTCCGCGAATGCTTCTTCCTGCCAGCATTTCGTCACCAGCAGGTTAATGACGTCAGCAAACCCGCTGTACCACTGGTAATCGGTCATATCAGGCACCAGAACCTGTACCTGACGGCGCGCCAGAGTGGTGGGAAGACGTGCAAACCCTTTACCGCCACATCGCTCACACAGCTTTTGCACCGGCACGCCGTGTAACTCGGTACGCTTACGGTCGAGCGCCGTTCCCCGTCCCGAGCAGTCCCGGCAGGCCGTACTGATAACCCCCTTCCCACCGCAGTGCTTACAGAGTTCTTCCACTTCCTCTACGCGAATTGTCGCATCCACGCCTTTCACGCCAGGATGCTTCACCACCTCCCGACGCACGCGCTTAACCCCTTTTCCTTCGCAGTGATGGCATTCGCAGCTGCTGGCTGCCGAGCGCGCATAGTCGCTGTAGGCGAACTGAGCCAGACAAAGGGCCATTTCCGCGCGCGCGCGCTCACCGAGTTTTTTCATTACGCCGTTATTTAGCGCGAGCGCATATTTAACCAGGCCATCAACAGCTGGCTGCGGATCCTGAATGCCCATTTTGGCGAGGAAGAGGTTGAACCCCAGCGCCGCCTTAGACTGGACGAGACCCTGTGCGGCCATTACATCCGAGATGGTCAGCGCGGCGCTGCCGGTGGCTGGTGTCTCATCATTGAGTTTCGGTGATTTCGGGGAATAGAACTTTGGTAAGGCTTCGAGGTTCATGTGTGGTCTCCACTCCACTTATGACAGCACGCCGATCGCGAGCGCGCGGTCTAAAAAACGAAAAATCAGCTCGAGCTGTGAGCCATATTTTTCTTCAAATGCCACGGTGTCCCGATGGAGCTCGTCGTGATGCCTTCTGCACAAAGGCAATACGAAAAGGTCATGGGCTTTGGTACCCATCCCGCCCTGCCCGTGGCCGATCAGGTGGTGGGGATCGTCTGCCCGCTGGTTGCAGCATGCGCAAGGCTGCTGCTTAACCCAGCGGGTGTATTTCTCGTTTTCCCAGCGGCGGCGCTTTGGCCGGAGCATGTAACTTTCAGGCGACTCAGGGTCGATCGTCAGCGCAACCACCCGCGGCTGTTGCTCCTGCGGCTTGTCACAGTTCATTAGCCTTTTCACGGCACCAGCACGCTGTGCTTTCGTCTGTACTATTTCAGCTGCCGACGGTCCCGGAACCATATCGCTTTCACGCGACACGCCCTGCAAGGGCAAAGGCGGAAGGCGCAGCGCGCGGCGCGCGGCGCGCCACGCTGTCCGGAAGCGCGTCAGTGATATCCATCCTGACAGCCCACCAGCACAACTCCGGCAGAGTCAGCTCGTGGGTATCGTCAAAGGCGAGGGCACCGCGCGCGACGCTGATAATCCAGGCTATCACATTGGAACGGGCAATTGCTGACAGGCGCTCAGTAAAATGTTCGACCAGCTGATTATCACAGTGCCAGCACAGACGCAGCGCGCCGGGTTCATGCCGCATCGTGGTCAGCTCATGGTGATGGTAATCACTATGCGGCCACTGGCAGCCGCCCTGCTGCTTCATCAGCCAGTGCTCCAGCCCGTTGATACCACCAGCAGCCCGGATCACCCGCTCATCAGTAAAGAAGACCTGCAGTCCTTCGTCATCGGCCAGGGGCTGGTGCGCTGGCGGCACCGCGCCGCTCGGGAACCGTGCCAAGCTTTCTGGCTGCACCTCTACCAGCACGCGCCCGTTTGCAAATATGGGCATCAGTTCAGGGCCGGGGCGCAGCAGCACGATACCCATTCCGCGCGCAATTTCCGGTGTTAACAGAGCTCTCACGCTGCGTTCCCCTTCGCTATATGCTCGGCCCACAGCCCAGCTATCCACTTAATACCCTTCGCTGTGAAACGCGCCTGGCTGAACGCGTGGTTGGATGCCGTGGAGGTGCCCGTTTTCACCTCGAACCGTCCGGCATCAATATGCTGGTGGCGCGGCGTCAGCACCCCGCCGAGGCGGTACATAATCTCGTTGTCGATCAGGAACAGGCGGAAATCCGTTTCTTTGGCTTTTAACAGCTTTGCCACCTGACGGAATGAGAGCGAACCGCTGGCGGTGCAGTAGCGATCCACGAATTCCACCTTTGGCGCCGCGGCGGCGAGTTCCTGTGCCAGCCTTTCCTTTTGTTCGGCCAGATCCGCAGCAAGGCGCAGTGCCTCCGGCAGCGACCGCGGCACGCCCGGCTGCTGGCCGCTTTCCAGTTCCTGCCAGCGATCAACCAGGCGCGCGGTAAACTCCGGACATAACTGCGCCACAATGACATAGCTGTCACGCTTGTTAACCAGGTAGTGGTGGTATTCCTGCCTGTTCTGCGGGTGGGTGTACGGCAATGCCGTATACCCATCAATGACGCTTTTCTTCATTAATCGCTCAATGGCGGTGCACACGTCGGTATGACGTGAACCTACAAGCGAGGCTATTTCCCGGCTGGACATAAAAATCTTCTGACCTGCCAGCGCCGCATGATGCCTGGGGCAAAATGAAATCGGGTTTGTCTTGTTCATACGTTTCTCCATCTGTCAGGCGGCTGCACCCGCCACAAAGTTACTGATCGTGATTTCCACCTTCCCTTTGCTGGTTACCGGGCCCCATTCCACCAGCATCTTTTTCACCTGGCTGTCGTCCTCCCAGACGTGGGCCAGCGTCAGCGCATCGAAAAGTGCCTTCAGATAGTTATCCAGATCGCGGCGTTTCCGGTCAGGCGGGTAAAGCACCACCTCCACCGCCAGCAGGCTGGTGACAGGCCTGGGTATGCGCCGAAGTTGCTCAACAACGGCCGCTGCGGCATTGCTCTGATATTTGCGCCCGTCTGCGCTGACAAGGTGACGGCCTTTTAGCGGCCCCTTAGTCGGAGCGCGCCAGTAGCTGTTAACGCTGGGGGGAAAAGGCAGGATCAGCTTCATGCAATGGCACCCCGCGCTTTCAGGAAAGCCACCGCGCGATCGCGCGATTTGGCTTCACCTTCTACCATCGCACGCAGCAGAGAAACCGCTTCATCTTCTTTGGCAATGCCGTTGATGGTGATGCCGCGGGCGACGCCTTTTGATAACGATATGGCGCCTTTCTTCTCCAGCGTACGCAGCATGTCTGTCGCAGCGTTGGGTGAAGCGGCCCCCATCAGCTGAGCCACTTCTTTCTGTGTCGGCGGGTAACCGTTTCGTCTCTGGAAATCCGCGAGCATATTCAGCACCTCCTGCTGGCGACTGGTAAGCAGGGATGTTTTTTTCGTTTCAATGATCACGCGGCTACCTCCTGCTTCGCTTCACACATCTCCGGGAGATTCGCACGGACCAGTGCCTCAGCAAACGGTGGCGGTACCGCGTTACCACAGCGTGCTACCTGCTTATCCTTCGCGTACTTCTTACCGCTGTAGTCCCTATCGATGATGTACCACTCCGGGAATCCCTGTGCGCGATAAAGCTCATGCGGTTGCAGCATGCGCATGCCGATATCAACGATGCGATAAACCATGCCACCGACCGTAACCAGTCCGTCGCAGTTTTCGCCGCAGTATTGCCGCAGGAACTCGAGAGCCTGCTGAGCGCGCTCTTCGTCGTAATGATCAACCGCGAGCTGAGTTTCGACTTCGCCAACATGAAGGCCACCAGCAGTTAAGCCCGGTGCTGGAGCATCAACGACACGGCCGTCGCGGCAGGTACCACGCAGCATAACCAGATGTGAAGTAACCAGCCCGTGGTGATCGGTGGTTGTGACTGTGTGCGCTGGCGCGTCCATTGCAGCGCCCGGCCCTGTGTAATTTCCACCGAAATGTTTAACCAGGTTCGCCGCGACGAGCCCAAATTTATTGCCACCGGCCGTGACCGTACCCAAAGGTTTTCCGAGCTGGAGAATACGAGGAGCCTGGCCCTCCCTTTCGCCATACCCCATCTGGATCAGCGTTGAAGTCACAAGCTGGGATTTACCGCCGCCGCCAGCGGTGATCGTAGCGCTCGGCTCGTCAGCGCGGTGACCGATACTGTTTCCGAACTGTCTGGCAATAACTGGCGCTACAACACAGGCGCGGGACTCTTTGAGGATTGTGTGAGCAGGCTTTTCCAGAGAACGCGGCTTTGCCTGGTATTCTGATCCCCCGTTACCAGCCATGAAAGGGGTCAACATAGCCTCAACCAGCCCAAGCGCATGACCGTTACCGCCCGGCCGCGCTGACGTTCCTGCCGTAACTGTTGGAGCTGGTTCACTGACTTCCTGCCCAGTTGCGCCGGTGCGGAATTTAGTCAGGTGGGGTATTGCGACCGCATAGCCGTGCGTTTTGGTAATGGTTTGCAGCGGCTCACCCAACGCCTGGCCGCGAAAACAGTCGTATTTGCTCTTTGTAGTGGTGTGATTGCACTTCACGATGAAAGGAGATGCGCTATCGATGACGAATCGCTGGATACCACGCGCAATGCGTTTAAGCGTATTTTCTGCAAGAGGCTTTTTGCGTTCAAAAATGGACGTGCATTCCAGAGACCAGTCGATGCACTCCGCCGCCGTGCGCCACGGTTGTAATTTCCCGCTCTGCACAGCCGGGGTTTTAGGATCGCCGTGAGTTTGTTCCGGCCAGCTCAGAGCAACACCGTCACAGCGCATGACCATAAAGAACCTTTTACGAATGGTAGGCGCTCCGAAGTCGCACGCGCGTAGCTCACGATGATCGACGGTATAACCCAGACCGGCGACCAGTTGCTGAGCCAGTTCACCCTGGGCAGAAATCCCCAGAAACTCACAGCACTCCATCAGCGCCGGATGATCCGGCGAAATTCCGCCGGACAGCATTCCACAGAACGCTTCGAACGTTTCACCGGCGCGCGCCGGATCAGGGTACATCCCGGCTTTGAGAAGCGGTCCCCACGTTTTAAATTCCTCCACATTCTCAAGCATCATGACGCGTGGCCTCACCGCCAGCGCCCACCGAATAACGATCCATGCAAGCCCGCGTATCGCCTTCTCAACGGGTTTGGCGCCCTTCGCTTTCGAAAAATGGCGACAGTCAGGTGAGAACCACGCCAGCCCAACCGGGCGGCCTGCAGTTGCCGCTACCGGATCAACATCAAATACGCTTTCGCAGTAATGCAGCGTTTCAGGGTGATTTGTGGTGTGCATAGCGATGGCGTTTACGTCGTGATTGATAGCAATATCCACGCTGCGGCCGATCGCCATTTCAATACCTGTGCTCGCACCGCCGCCACCAGCAAAATTATCCACAATGATTTCTTTCACGCTGCTTTCTCCATTGCTGAGGCCATTTCACTGGCGGCTTTTAAAATTTCCGGCATCGGCATTCTTTCGAGCCACATGCGGTTTATGTGGTACTTCACCTTGCGCTGGATGCTCTCTGCTAACCCTTTTGTTCCAGTTAGTTGGCTAAAAATCACCGATACTTCAGCGGGCCATTTTTCAGGTAACTCTTCCGGCACCGCGGGAAGTAAAGTTACTGGAATCAGACGTTCCGCTTCGCGACGAATCTGAGCAAGAAAAGCATCGCCGCGCGCTTCCAGCTCGCTGCGGCTTATGTAGCTCATTGCCGGGCAGCGCCAGGTCCTATCGAATACCGCAATGGCACCCGCAAAAAACGCGCCGGACGGGATCTGCTTTTCGTCTTTAGGGACAAACCATGACGGAAGATCGAAACCGATGCGGCCACGGATAAAGGCGATGTGATCCGCGTCTTCCGGCCACCAGACCTCGCTGGTGGCCGCTTTAATCAAAAAGACGTACCGCCCGCCTTTTTCCCGCATCTCGCTGGCGTGCTGCATGATGTAACGCATGCCGGTGATGTACTCCCCGTCGTGCCTGGACGCGCGGCTGTACGGAGGGTTGCCGAACGCGGCGCCGTTGAGTTCGGCCAGACGCGCCGACCAGTCCTGCGTCAGCGCGTTATCTTCGGCGGTGTAATACGCCTCACATTTGGCGTTCTCGCCATCAGAGAACAGGTCCAGTACGAGCGGGCCGAACATGGCGTTGATGCCCCAAAAAATATTGTCCGGCGTACGCCACTGATCGCCGACTTCCTTAAGTTCGTGAGCCGGTTTGCTGCGCAGCGCCGCCAGCGCCTGGTTATAAACATTCAACGGGTGCATCACAGTTCCCCCACATAGTTACCGGCCAGATAGCAACGGCCTTCTACGTAACCAACGCGGTTGCTCATCTTCAGGCACTGGGTACGCTTCTTCGCCAGCCGTTCGCGGTCCCGGTTACTCTTCGAGGCATCGAACGCAGCCAGGTAGGCATGTGCGGCACGGCGCCACAGATTCTGTCTTTCCAGCTGGCAGGCCAGCTCTTCAAAAACTTCGTGTTTCAGCTTCTCGTTTTTCATGATCTGAACCCCTCCGGGACCTGGCTGTAATCAACACCGGCATAGCTGGCTTTAAATGCGCTGTCGTCGCGCTGCACACTGCGCTGCTTCCACTGCTGGCGGGGCGGGCGTCCGCGCTCTTTCCAGCGGGTGGCGCTCAGCAGGTAGCCTTCAAGCTTGCTCGGGACGAACAGCGTCTGCGGGCGCATGTAGTCGTACATTTCCGTGTCGTGCCAGTGCTCGTGCTTGTAGTCGACAACGAGCTGCAGGTCGTCCACCGAATGACCTTCGCGCAGCCGGGCCCGGATGTTCTCCAGTGAGGATTTTGAGTTCTGGTAACGCGCGCCGGTGACCAGATTCAGGTGCTTCAGCACAGCAATCGCTTTATCGGTGATCAGCTGCTCAGCGTCGGGTTGCCGGGCAACCTGACAAGACGGTTTTTTATCTGACGGTTCTTGTTTTGAAGTTACTGACGGATCGTGTCCAGATTCTGGACCCTGAGAAGCCCGGTTTTTGCGGTTTTCCGGACGTTCAGATTCTGGACGTCCAGCTTCTGAACCTTCGGATTCTGAACGTCCAGATTCTGAATGTTCAGAAACTGGACCCTGAGAATAAGCACCGGCAGCAGCCTGGCGCAGGCGCGGCACATTCAGCGTGTAGATGTTGGTACCGCTGCGCTGGCCCTGACGGCGTTCTTTGCGGGTCAGCCATCCGTCACGCTCAAGCTCACCAACTGCGGTAATAACGGTGCTGCGACCGGCGCCAATCTGGCGCGCGATGGTGTCGACGCTGGGCCAGCTGATACCTTCATCGCTGGAGAAATCAGCCAGGCGCGCCAGGATCAGCAGCTTCGTGCCTTTGATTCCGGCACTCGCGCAGCCATCCCAGACGTAGGCTGATAACTTAACGCTCATGCATCCACCCTTTTGAACTTCTCGCGGAACCGCTCAACAGGTTGCATGCAGTCGTGCGGGTAACCCGCGCGCCGGAAGATAACCTGTCGTTTTTCGGGGTCGTAACCGGTGACGTGGACTTCAGTTCCCCGCCAGTCGCGGTATCGTCTGTTGAGTTCCTGCACGCGAAAGCCTCCGCCTGGCGGTTAAACTCCCCTACCATCTGCTGAACGAGCTGGTAGCTGACGGGCACACAGTGGCCTGATACTCTCACTGCATACCGGTACTGCACCGGACCGGCTCCGCCCGGTACCGGCAGCGCAATAAGTTGCGACCTGCGGTAACGTGTTGTTAAACTGTTCATGCGTAGTTTCTCCACTATTGAAAAGACGCGCCCGACGCCTCGAGCTGCACACTCGGGGCGTCACCTTTTCTGGTGCTCATAAATACTTCTACTGCCTGGTCTGAAACCCCATACAGCGCCATAAAGCCCATGAATCCGTGGAACTGGTGGCGAATGGTCTTGCGAAACAGCTCAGAGAGCTTTTTGCGTTCATGACGGTCAATTACCCCATCCTCAGCCGCTTCAATCTGCGCCTGCGCCAGCTGGCCTTTCGCCGCGCTGGTTTTCATGTCGATCGCGAACAGGTCCACGTTGTCCATGCTTTCCGGTTTCGGAACGTCCACCAGCAGTTTGCCGACGCGCACCGCGGCATATTCCGCCAGCATCGAGACGCCGGACAGGTCCTCCATGCGCTCAAGCTCGGCCAGCGTGAAGAAGCGGCTGCCGCATTTCTGGTACATGTGGTTATGAAAGGTGTCGATGCTCATGCCGAGATCGGCAGCCATCCCGAGACGACCAGCGGGATGCGCCTTACACATCGCGCTTATTGCTGCTTTGATGTTGTCTACCATCTTGTTTGTCCTTTGGTAGTTATGCACCCATTTACCTGCTGCTATGGTTTTGCAGGTTATGGATTCGGTTTCGCAAATGAACGCAAAGCTTTTCATTTGAATTACCGCGTTGTCGGCGGTTCAGGTTGGTAAAGAGCGGGTACTGCTTAGTCTTGTTTTTTATGGCTCGGGAAAGGTCTAACCTCCTCTCCCACAACGCTCCCATCGGCTTTGACAGTAACGATGATGTTACGACCAGCGCGGATAGCTTTACTGATTGCACACTGAATTACGCCAAAGTCGTTTGCGGCCTTCGCTTGGCCATATTTCTTTGCGTAATCGGCAAGTGTCATTCGAGTCATAGGCACTCTCCGTTTGTTACCATGCAATAAGAATACTACAGGTATTTATTCATATCAATATTACAGGTATTTTTAATATGAATACTGCTGGTATTACAATGCCGGTTATGGACACAAAAAAATCCCTGACGACAGAACAGCTTGAGGATGCTAAGCGCCTGAAGGCTTTGTATGAGTCGAAAAAGAAAGAATTGGGCGTCACTCAATATACAATCGCTGACGATCTTGGTATTACTCAGGGCGCTGTGGGGCATTACCTAAACGGAAGGAATGCCCTGAATGTTGAGGTGGCATCTGGTTTTGCCAGACTGCTTCAGGTTTCAATCTCTGACTTCAGTCCGTCAATAGCTGAAAAAGTTGCTGAGCAGGCTGCCAGTCTAAATGGTGAATCGAACGTTAAGTACATCGGAGAGTACAGGCCCGGGAAGAGGTATCCCGTATTAAGTAGCGTGCAAGCTGGTGCATGGAGTGAAGCATGTGAACCATACACATTGAAAGATATCGACCTCTGGCTCGAGTCCGATGCTCATATTCAGGGTGATGCTTTCTGGTTAAAGGTTGAAGGCGACTCCATGACTGCGCCGGTAGGGTTGAGCATACCTGAGGGAACTTTCGTTCTTTTTGATACTGGCAGGGAACCGATTAACGGAAGCCTAGTGATAGCAAAGCTATCTGATTCCAACGAGGCCACCTTCAAGAGACTGATCATTGATGGCGGGCAAAGGTATCTTAAAGGATTAAACCCCGCATGGCCCCTTGTACCAGTAAATGGAAATTGCCGGGTTATTGGCGTGGCTATAGAAACAAAGTTGAGGCTGATTTAACAGCAGAGGTTATCCGTGACCTGAAGAGACGGTTGTTTGAATTTTTTGTTAATTTTTCACAGCAATAGGATGATTTATGACACAGTTTCAACTTGCGTTAATTGCTAGAGAAGTTGATGGAGAAGTCATCCATCTTCGCACTAAAGACGGATATATCAATGCTACCGCAATGTGTAAGTCTGCCGGCAAATTACTTACAGATTATACGCGACTTAAAACCACACAAGACTTTTTTGAAGAGTTATCTAGCGATATGGGAATCCCCATATCGGAATTAATTCAATCATTTAAAGGTGGAAGAACGGAAAATCAAGGTACTTGGGTTCACCCTGATATAGCTATCAATTTAGCGCAGTGGCTATCCCCCAAATTTGCAGTGCAAGTATCGAGGTGGGTGCGCGAGTGGATGTCTGGCGAAAGGACACCGGTAGAGCTACCTATCCATCTCAAACGCTATATGACCAATAGAGGCAGGGTTCCGCATACGCACTTTTCAATGCTTAATGAACTGACATTTAACCTTGTCGCACCGCTTGAACAGGCTGGTTATACACTGCCAGAAAAAATGGTTCCTGATATTTCAGAGGGTAGGGTTTTCTCTCAATGGCTTCGTGATAATCGAGGGGTCGATCCGAAGACCTTTCCTACATACGATCATGAGTACCCCGATGGAAGAACTTTTCCTGTCCGCCTATATCCAAACGAATATCTTGCTGATTTTAAACAGCACTTTAATGAAGTATGGCTTCCTCAATATGCCCCTAAATACTTCGCTGAACGAGACCAAAGGGCACTAATGTTAATTGAAAAAATTATGTTGCCCGATCTTGATTCATAGTATCCAGCCCGCCTTGTGCGGGCTTTTTAATATACACAAAAATGCAAGCATGGCTAATATAAAATGCTTGCTATTTGATCCCTCACTGGTTATCTTGCAAGCACATTTCACAACAATGGTGCTTGCATATGACAGATGCTAAAAAAGAACCAAAAGGCAAGGCTAAAGGCGGCTTGGCTCGAGCGAACTCCCTTACTAAGGAGCAGCGCTCAGAAATTGCCAAAAAGGCAGCTGCGAAGCGATGGGGATATAAAGCAACCCACATGGGGAACTTTAAAGAGCAATTTGGTATTGATGCCGAGTGTTATGTTCTGGACGACGGTAAAAAAACCCCTGTCGTTACCAAAACCGGATTGGCTGAACTGCTTGGCATTGGTGAACATGCAAGGGATATCGATCAGTTACTGAATGCTCAATATATGAGCAATTTCCGCGATCTGGAATTGCTCGAAAAAATGGAAAATCCCTTTAAATTTCAATTAACTTCCAAATCTAAAACGGTACACCAAGCTTATGGGTACGATATTACCGTGATAGTCGATATTGGTAGAGCTTTGATAGCAGCCAGGGATGCAGGAGCTTTACCTGCTGCAAGGGTCAAAGCAGCTGATTCAGCCCAGCGCATAATAAACGCATCTGCAAAATCTGGTATTCGTGATGTTGCCTATGCTGTATCAGGCTATGAGCCATCAGCCCAAGAGGTTATTGAGGCTTTTAAAATGTATGTCAGGGAAGAAGCTCGCGCTTGGGAAAAGGAGTTCCCTGACGAGCTTTATTATGAATGGTACAGACTGTATGAATTGAAAAGGCCGGAGCGTGGACACCCAGGCAACTTCCGTTGGTTCACAGAACGCCACATCTACGAAACCTTGGCTAAAAGCGAAGGTAAAATTCTTGATTTGGCTAAAGAAAGTCGTGAAGAAAATGGAAAGCGTGGCGACAAAATTCATATGTTTTTATCTGACGTCGGTGTTAAAGCGCTCCGTCGGCACATTGGTAAAATTATCGGGATGGCCTCTATGTGCGAGACTAAAGAACAATATGAAAGCGCCTTAGAGCGAGTTTTCAAATAAATCAACTAACCCGGCTACAGTGCCGGGTTTTTATTGACCGCAGATCACTATCACGCCAGCATCTGCCCGCCAGACCAAGCTATTGATTTAAATTAGATAATAAATAATAAAGACCCAATAACTCGCCATATGGTCACCACCCCCATCGCCTCTATTTGTCATCCGTGCAAGCTGTAGGCAGTCAGCCACCTCATACTTGCGCGCAGCGTTAGCCATTGTGTCAGCAGAGTTTCATTTATCTTCATACCAACACCCTAGTTGATAGCTACTAATGGCTGTATAGCACGAAGATTTTAAAATTTGAATACCCAAAATATTCAGAGGCTTACAATTTTATTATCCAAAAAAAATACCTTGAGTATTTACATTAAAAAATACCCAAGGTATTCTTGATCACATCAGCAGGGAGTTGGTAGACAAACGAAACAGATTGGCATCGCTCACAAACTATGAAAAGCGGACAAGACATTTACTCAATACACAAGAGCATCTCCGGGTGACCGGCTCGTAACCCACCCCACCCGGGCGGCACTCCTAACCGCAGGTGCTCTTATGTGTTGGATGGAGAAACTACCTGGCGGCCAGTGCAGATGGCCGCTCCTTTCACGGGAGTGAATAAAACTTGTTTAAACAGACTACTCCATTTCGCATGGGTAGGGTTGCTACAACCAAAAGACAGCGCGGTGCAGCGCGAAGTTAAGTGGAGGAACACGCATTGAATTACGAAAAAACGAAGGAGCTCGCGAAATCAGGCCACCAGCTGGTGGTGCTTTTGGGCACGCAGAACGGCATGCATGAAGCCGCCTCTCTTGTGCAGCGTATGGCCGGGCATCTCGATCTCTTAGCTGTAGTGTTAAGGGAAAAGACGAAGATCAGCGACGAGCTGCTGGAGGCGCTGCGGGATCGGGCGGAGCCGATGTTTTACGTGAGCGACAAGGCGGCAAAGCGCCTGCTGCGAGGTTATACACGCTTCGCCACCATGACTACAGAGCCGAAAGCGGGCGTGTGCCTACCGCTCTACATAGCGCCACCGCCCGCCCCCCTTCTAGATGAGATTGTTGGTTGGGTCCGTAACGACGATGGTGATACGAGCGATCCCCTTTTCCTGTGTGGAACAGTCCAACCCGCAAACGGCCAAGCATATAACAGCACTTATTATCCGGTAAAGCGCGCCGCACCGGGAAAGGAGGGGCGATGAACCATTTAATGATTGATCTTGAAACGATGGGTAACAAACCCACCGCACCTATCATCGCGATCGGGGCTGTGCTTTTTGAACCCTCCACTTGCGTGATGGGACCGGAATACTATGCCGTAGCGGATCTGGAATCCTCAATGGTTCGTGACGCAGTGGCAGACCCTGACACTATCTTATGGTGGCTAAAGCAGAGCGCGGAAGCGCGAGCCGCCATTACCAGCGATAACAGGGTACAAATTACTCATGCTCTCGGCGGGTTGATGAAGCTGATAGAGGACAACTGTGAGCCGAAAAGCTTACAGGTATGGGGCAACGGAGCGAATTTCGACAATGTCATTATCAGGGCGACATTCGAACGTCACGGTTTCTACTGCCCCTGGCGGTTCTGGAACGATCGGGACGTGCGCACAATCGTCGAAATGGGTCGCGCTGCTGGCTTTCATCCGCGTTATGAGATTCCGTTTGAAGGCGACTTGCATAACGCGCTAGCCGATGCCAAGCACCAGGTGAAATACGTTTCAGCAATCTGGCAGCGGTTGATTCCTGCCACCAGCAACAACATCTGATTTAACCCGGGTGCAGCCGGTAAAGTGGAGAAAAAGCCATGAAGCAAATGCTCACGCTTGAGGAATGGGCAGCAGAGAAATACCGGAGCAGTCCACCAGCTTTGAATACTCTGCGCCGATACGCTAAGCAAAATATGTTTTCCCCACCAGCTATGAAACAGGGCCGCAAGTGGCGAGTAAGGGAAGATGCAGAACTTGTAGGCGAATTGGCTAAGCCGAATATCCGAAAGACTGACTCGCCTATACTTCAGAGGATTCTTGCTGATGGCAGCTCGACCACGTAAAAACAATGTTTCTGTTCCGAACCTTTACCCTCTCTACAGTAGAAAAGCGAATAAGGTTTACTGGCGCTATAAACATCCCGCCACAGGTAAGTTTCATGCGCTGGGTACCGATGAGGCAGAAGCTATAGCGATTGCTACAGAAGCTAACACGCGCCTGGCGGAACAGAGAACCCGGCAAATTCTGGCGATTAGCGACAGGATCGCCACCAGCAAAGGCAAAGCAATCACGGTTTCTACATGGCTGGATAGATACTGGAAGATTCAGGAAGAAAGGTTGGCGACGGGCGACATCAAACTGAACACATTCAAACAGAAGACAAAACCGGTTTCGCTATTGCGAGAGCGAGTCGGTATGAAACTGCTGCCATCAGTGGATGTTCGCGATATTGCTCAGCTGCTCGATGAGTACGTCACTGCCGGTCAGCCGAGAATGGCTCAGGTCGTCAGAACTGTGCTGGTAGATATTTTTAAAGAAGCGCAGCATGCGGGTGAAGTTCCTCCAGGTTACGATCCAGCTTCAGCAACTAAAAAGCCCCGCCGAAAAGTTACACGCCAGCGCCTCAGTCTGGAGGAATGGCAGCGGATATTCGAGATTGCAGACACCAACCATCAGTATATGGGTAACGCTATGTTGCTGGCTTTGGTAACCGGCCAACGCCTGGGTGATATTTCGAAAATGAAGTTTAGCGATGTCTGGGATGATCAATTACACATTATTCAGGAGAAAACAGGAAGCAAAATAGCGATCCCATTATCGCTCCGCCTGAATGCAATTAACTGGAGTTTGCGGGATGTTATAGCGCGCTGTCGGGATTATGCGGTTAGCCCTTACCTCGTCCATTTTTTCAGGGCCACGTCGCAAGCAGAACGAGGCGCCCCAGTTAAAGCGAACACGCTAACCATGAATTTTAGTAAGGCTCGGGATAAGGCAGAAATTGACTGGGGGGAAGGAACGCCAGCGACATTCCACGAGCAGAGATCACTATCTGAACGTCTTTATAAGGAGCAAGGGATTGACACGAAAAAGTTGCTCGGCCACAAGTCGCAGCAACAAACCGATCGTTATAACGACGACCGAGGGAAGGACTGGACGACGATTGCAATTTAG